GTGTATCTGAGCGAGGCCTGTGAGCCCTCTAGGGTATGGGTTGAACATAGGTCGAGCGACAGCGCGGCCGAGTGTGGTTCCCAAATGCACTTACCCATATTTGTAAGGGTACGGGTTAGTAAGCCTAAATCCCGAGGATGCGCTGCGGTGTGCTTAGAAACCACCAAACCGTATGCCTATGGCTCTACCACCCCAGCCAACCATTGTCGCATGTGCGTACAACGGCAGGGGTTCTGAAGTAATGTTCCATGGGCGCCCGATGCAAGGGGCCCATGGAGGTCCTATACGTGTGCAGCTGGACCTTAATCTGCAGCCATCCCCCACACATCTCATTACAACCAATGGCATCACTCGTTATTGCCTTCACAGCCGTAACGGCTGGTGCCTTTGGTTCCAGTGTTCTATCCTGGTTCGGGATGAGGTGGCTGGCTGTCGCCGAGCCTAAGCCCCTCATCCCAAGTGCCCGCCGCGAAGCCGATGTGTATGAATCGGTGCGCACATTTATAAATGACGCGGTGGAGGATGACGTGCCAAGTGAAGGCTGGGGCATACAAGATGCCCTGAGCTTTGTTGGAGCTACGGGGACCGTGCCAGCGGCTGGCAGGCGGAGATTCGCAAGCAAGGTAGCCCATGTTATCAAAGGACGACTGGGCTACTTACCAACGCGAACTGAAGCCAACCGCATGATGGTGGGCAAAATGGTCCGTGATTATATGCGCGAGGTTCATGTCCGTGAGGATCACGTCTCACGGCATTTACCACTGGCCACAGCTTTGGTCTTTGTGCCGACTCCACACGAAATTGACGCCAACGCTATGCTGGCTGATCGTGTAGTGATGGAGATGGATCGCATGGGCCGCGCACCGTGGTTAGTTCGTCGTGCTGAGTCATGGTGCCCCCCGTGGCTTGCGTGGATTTTGCGAATCCAGCCCAATCCTTGGCTGCAATTCGTGAAATAGGGGGGCCTCGAGTCGACTGCGGGCTTCACCACTAGGATCGTGCGCGGGGAGCACCCAGACATTGGTGTGAAGTTCAACACCTTTGTGAGAGGGACAGTCCCTAACGGTGGGGAGCACGTGGAACGCAGTCCGCTTGAGGAACAGCGGCCCAGAACGCTATACAGGTTTACCAGTCTTGGTGGGCCCAACGCGTTTGTGGTGCATAATAATAATTACTTGAACCAACGACGTGGGTTGCTGGAAAGGGTCATGTTTGTGGAGGGCCCAGGGGGAGCTTTGCAGGAGCCCCCCGCTCCAGCTGATAAGGTGTTGAGAAATAGGTTAAGGAGTTTTGCGCGTCAGTTTGACCGAGAACCCAACTGCCACCCGTGGGCCATGGAGCAATTCGTGGAGCACTACGATGGTCGTAGGAAGGTGATCTACAGTCAGGCTGCAGAAAGCCTACGAGCAGTGGCTATTCGTCGCCAAGATTCCTACCTAGCCACCTTTGTGAAGGCCGAGAAGACCGCCATCACGGCGGCAAAGCCTGACCCAGCTCCGAGACTTATCCAACCTCGGGGTCCACGGTATAACGTGGCTGTTGGCTGCTACATTTCACAACTTGAGAAGCGAGTGTATAAGCGCATTGCATATGTTTGGGGAGGTCCCACTGTGATGAAGGGTTACAATGCCAAGCAGGTTGCAAGGCATATACTGGACGCGTGGGAGGCCTCTGGCTTCAAGGAGCCGTGCGCTATCGGCCTGGATGCTTCGCGTTTTGATCAGCATGTGTCAGTCGACGCCCTCACGTGGGAGCACGAGCGGTACTTGCGCTTCTTTAAAGGGCTTGATAGAGCAACCCTCAATGAGCTGCTTTTGTGGCAGCGTTTTAACAAGGGGTTCATCAGGTCTCATGAGGCAACAATCAAGTACACAAAGGCTGGTTCCCGCATGAGTGGTGACATGAACACAGCACTGGGCAATTGTTTGCTTATGTGCGCGATGGTCTACGCGTTGTGTGAGGAGCTGGGGATCCGCGGTAGGCTCTTTAACAATGGCGACGACTGCCAAGTCATTATGGACAGGGCGGATGAATGTCGCTTTAGAGCCGCTGTGCAACCCTGGTTCCTCCAGATGGGTTTCAACATGAAGGTAGAACCCACAGCCTATGAACCGGAGCACATCGAGTTTTGCCAGACCAGGCCTGTGTATGACGGGGCTGAATGGGTGATGTGCCGTGACCCACGTGTATGCCTGGCCAAGGATTGCGTCTCGACGTTGGATTTATCCAACTCCAAGGCGCAGACCAAGTTGTTGGGTAACATAGGGGATTGCGGCCTGAGTCTTGCAGGAGGCCTGCCAGTAATGCAGGAATTTTACAACGCAATGCGTCGCAACGCCACTGGCCGCTTTCAGCGGGCAACGCCACAGTTGGACTCCGGGTTTGCTAGGCTGGCCGCAGGGATGTCACGGCACTATGCTGAGGTTACCCCCAGAGCTAGATATAGCTTTTGGAGGGCCTTTGGCATTGAGCCTGACCTACAGCTAGCGCTCGAGTCAACGTTAAAACAGTGGACGTATGCGCCTGGTGCCCCGAGGGTATCTTTGAATAATTGTGATACCGATCCACTGTTTACCGCTAATCATTTATTGTGATCTTATATCATCC